ATCAGTCTGGCCGGCGCTGGCGTGATGCTCAAGATCAAGGACGTGCTACCAACCGGCGGGGCAACCTTCGGCGGAGTGGCAACAACGAGCATTAGCAGCGGCGTAACCGAGTACACCTATACGCCGGCAGGCGGGGTGCAGATAGGCGGAGCTGCGCCGGTTAGTGCGCAGTGGACTCCCGCGGCGGGTGGCGGCGGGCTCCTTTTCTCTGGCAGTCCGTTCACCAAGTACGATGACGCGACGGCAGTAGCCATTGATGACCCGGAAAGCCTTATGCCCCAGGGCATAGAGCATCCTGGCCGGATCATGCAGTGATATGCCTGAAATCAGCGAGAGCAAGTTTCTTGTCAACTGCGGGTGGCGCGACGTGCCACACCTAGACGCTCAGACGCAAAAGGAGCTCATGGCCGCGACGCCGCCCTACCTGCGCGATGCGCGGGCCGAGGGCAAGCCTTCGCTGGGCGCTGGAGCGATCTACCCGATAGCCCTCGAAGAAATACTGTGCGATCCCTTCCCAATCCCACCGTACATGCCGCGAGCGTATGCCCTCGATGTCGGATGGAACCGAACCGCGTGCTTGTGGGGTGCATGGGATCGCAGCGTCGATTGCATCTACTTGTACACCGAGCACTATCGAGGACAAGCCGAGCCCACCATCCATACCACGGCCATCAAGGCGCGAGGCGACTGGATCCCCGGCGTGATCGACCCAGCCGCGAGAGGACGAGGGCAGGCAGATGGCCGGCAGCTGATGGCGGATTACCAGAATCTAGGGTTGCACCTTACGATGGCTAACAACGCCAGGGAGGCCGGGATCTACGCTGTATGGGAGCGCTTGAGCACCGGGAGAATGAAGGTATTTAGGACATTGCAGAACTGGCAGGCCGAATATCGCCTGTATCGTCGTGATGAGAAGGGCGCTATCGTCAAGGAATTCGATCACCTGATGGACGATACTCGGTATTTGACTCTGGCGATCAAGCAAATTGCGAAGGTCATGCCGGTTCAGGACCAATCTAATTATGTGGGGGCCGGCCGCGGCGACCCAGTAGCAGGATATTGAGAGAGAGGGTTATGGCTGAAGAAGCGATGGATTATGCGGAGGACGAGGGCAAGGCCGACTCGCGCGCTCTGAAAAAGGAGCAGCTAGGCGCCATCGTCAATCGCCTTGATAAAGAGGCCGAGGACCGTGTATCGAAGCGCAGTCTGATCGAAGCGCGATGGCTAAAAGACCTGATGATGTACCACGGAGTATATGACCCGGACATCATCAAAGACCTGAAGGACGCGAAGAAATCCAGTCTATTTATCAACCTGACTCGTCCGAAAACTAACGCCATGGAGGCGCGGCTATCAGACATGCTGTTCCCGACCGACGACCGCAACTATGGGATAAAGCCCACGCCGATTCCCGAGCTGGCGGTTGAGTCCGAGCAGATCGCGATGACAGCGGCTGAAACCCGAGAGAAGGCCGCACAGACGAAGGATCCAGAGGACGTGGCGGCGGCTGATTCGGCCCAAGTCGAGCAGAAGGAGCTGATGGCGGTGCTGGAGCAGGCCCGTGTGCGAGCTCGAGGAATGGAAGAAGAGATCGCAGACCACCTTATCGAATGCCGGTATGCGCAGCAGTCTCGCGATGTTATTGGCGACGGTTGCAAGCTGGGCACAGGGATAATGAAGGGCCCGATGATGGGAGATCGCTCTCGTAGAGTATGGAAGTACGACGAAGAGCAGGGCATCCACCAGATCGAGTATGTGAAGGATGAGCAGCCCGTGTTCTGGCGGGTGGACCCGTGGTCGTTCTTCCCCGACCTGGACGCGGGCAGCATGGACGACTGTGATGGCGCCTTTGAGCGTCACATGATGAATGTAAAGCAGCTGCGCAAGCTGGCGCGTGAGCCGGGCTTTGAGAAAGACGCTATCCGGCGCCTACTGAAAGACTCTCCACGCAATACCGTGCCGGGCTATCTGGCCGATATACGCAGCATTACTGGCGCCTATCACGACACTACCCGCGACCGTTATCACGTTTGGGAGTATCACGGCCGCCTGCCGAATGAGGATCTATTGATCGTTGCCGAGGCGATGGGCGACGAGACCATGCTCGAGGACATCGGACTGGACCCCGAGAACATGGACCCCTTGGAGGAAATCGAGATCGTTGCATGGTTCTGTCAGGGCGAAATGTTGAAGTTCGACATTCATCACCTGGATAGCGGCGAGTCGATCTATTCGGTGTTTTGCCTTGAAAAAGACGAGGCCGGCATCTTTGGCTTTGGTGTCCCGTACATCATGCGCGACAGCCAGTCTGCGTTATGCGCAGCGTGGCGGGTGATGATGGACAACGCCGGCCTGTCGTCTGGACCACAGATAGTGGTTGACGAGGATTCAGTAGAGCCGGTCGATGGGGACTGGACGCTGACACCGAGAAAGCTGTGGAAGAAGAAGGCGAACGCCTCGCCCAATTCCAAGCCGTTCGAGGTATTCGATATACCGAGCAACCAAACCGAAATGGCTAACATCGTTGAAATGTCGCGCCGAAACATCGATGAAGAGACCGCGATCTCTACACTCGCGCAGGGTGAGCAGGGTACGCACACGACACAGACCGCCCAGGGCATGACAATGCTTATGAACGCGACAAACATCGTGTTCAGGCGGGTCGTGAAGAACTGGGACGATGACATGACTACGCCGAGTATCCGGCGCATGTATGATTTTTTGATGCAGTTCAGCCCAAAGGAGCACATCAAGGGCGATTATGCGGTCGATGCGCGTGGTTCATCGGTGCTGCTGGTCCGTGAAATGCAGTCGGCTAACCTGATGGCCTTCCTCACCAGCTTTGGTGCGGGCACGCCTTACGAGCAGTATCTGAAGGAGGGCGGGGTTCCAGCACTGCGCAAGTTGGTGCAGACCATGATGATTCCGACCGATGAGCTACTGAAGTCCAATGACCAGATCGCAGATGATAGGGCCGCCGCAGCGGAGCAGCCGCCAATGCCGGACATCGAGGTGCTCAAGCTGGAGAATGCTAGAGAGCTACACCAGATGGACATTGACGGGAGGATAGAACTCTCACTGATAGCCCGAGAGACCGCATTGATGGCGCTTGCGGAGAAGCATAATGTTGATTTGGAAACGCTACAGGAGAAGCTGATGGACGCCCAGCGCAACCGAGACAGCAAAGAGCGATTGTTCGCCTCAGAGGTAGGCGTCGAGAAGCAGCTTGCCGCCCAGGGCCAGACGGGCGGATCAGGCGGCTACATATCAGTGGGGTCGCCCAATGCTTAGAGACTTAATCAACCCAGCAGGGACGAATCCCGAGAAAGAAGACCCGTTGCGTGACGTGAACTTCACGGACGCCACATGGTATGGCATCCGTGACTGGTCGATTATTGAGCTCAGAAAGGAACGATTGCGCCTTGAATCTACAGAACTGTCGCATGAGGCGACGCAAGAGCTTCGCGGCTCTATACGTCGGCTCAAAGCTCTGATAGCGTTACCTCCTACACGGTAACATCGTGACCATAGGTAACAGTAATCTGATGGCAGGTAACAGTTTATGGCAGCCTTGACCTGATGGCAGACGACACAAACAAAGACGACGATCAGCTGTCGGGCGACGATCCCGCCCCGACTACAGCTGAACTCGAAGAGAATGACGCCGCGCTCTGGAATGAAATCGAGCTCGAGGAAACCGGCAGTGCCGCTACGGATGACGATGATCCGCCCGCCGCAACAGCCGATGACCAAGAGGACGACGAAGACGAGAGCGCCGCATCACAGCAGGGCGACAGTCCTGTTGCTGGGTCCGGTGACGAAAAGTCACCCGACCACAATGGGCAAAGCAGCCAGGACGGAGAGAACTACGACTCTGTTTTCGCTGATGCCACACCCGCGCAGAGGGCCGCATTTGATGCCGCCCAAGTAGAACTGCAACGGCTACAGCAAGTAGATCGATCATCCCGTGGTCGAATATCTGCATATCAACGCCAGATCGAATCCCTGCAATCGACGCCAGCGCCCGCCCAAGTGGCCGGTGGTACAGGCAGCGAGGGCGAGGCTTCAGAGGACTCCTTTACGCAATCCGAAGAATGGAAGGCGTTTAACGAGGAATATCCTGAAGTCGCCGGCCCAATGGGAGCCACGATCACGCGTCTTGAGTCGCAGCTATTAAGCCAGGGGAAGCAGCTGAGTGCGATTGGACAAGATCGTATTGAAGATGCGCAGAACGAACAACTTGCGCTGCTCGAAAAAGAGCACGCCGATTGGGAGGCCGTTGTACAGCAAGAAGGTTTCCAGCCCTGGGTAGCAAGTCAGCCCAGACACATGCAGGAAGCGATTGCTCGCAACGCCAACAACATTGTGGACGCCGCAGAGGCCGCCGATGTCATTGGCCGCTTCAAGGACCACACGCAGCAGAACAGGTCGCCCGGAGCAAAAGTTCCGGGCAGCGATAATCCAGGTAGCGGCAATGCTAAACGCCTACGCCAGATTAGAAGCGGTCGCGGAACTCAAACTCGAAGTCCGGGAGTCACAGCAAGTGGTGGCATTCCCGAAGATGGTGACGAGGAATTGATCTGGGCAGCTTTTGATCGCGAGGACGAAGCAAAGAAGCGCGCCTAAATTGAGGTAAGTCACCATGACTACAAGATATTCCGACGCGGGCGTTTCGCCCCGCACAAACGTATACGCAGAACGCCAGATGCTGATGCACGCCGGCCCGGTTCGTGTACTCGACAAGTTTGGGATGCTTCGGCCTATGCCGAAGAACAAGACCCAGACGATCAAGTTCCGCCGCCCGGTAGTATTCAGCGCGGCAACTACGCCACTGGTTGAGGGCGTCACGCCTTCTACCACGCAGTTCAGCTATGAGGACGTGTCGGCCACGCTCAAGCAGTACGGCGAAGTGGTTGAAGTCACGGACGTTATCGAAGACACCCACGAAGATCCGGTGCTCAACGATGCAACCCAGCAGTGTGGCGAGAACATTGGCCGCACCATGGAGGCGCTGGACTATGGCGTTCTTCGTGCTGGAACCAACGTCTACTACGCCAACGCTTCTTCGCGTGTCGCGATCAACACCGTTATCAGCCTTAACAAGCTGCGCGCGGTAACTCGTGGGCTCCGTGCTCAGAAGGCACGCAAGATCACTAGCATTCTGGACGCTTCACTGAAGTTCCAGACGCGAGCGATTGAAGCGTCGTATGTGTGTGTAATGCACACAGATTGCGAGGCCGATGTGCGGAATCTGGCAGGCTACACGCCTGTTGCGGAGTACGGTAATCGCAAGCCTATCTGCCAAGATGAGTGCGGCAGTGTAGAGGACGTGCGCTTTATCTCGTCCCCTGACCTTGAGCCATTCCTTGCAGCAGGCAGCGCCACGCTGAATGGGATGCTTGCCCAGGACTCCACCAACGTCGACGTTTACCCGATGATGTTTTTCGGGAAAGAGGCTTACGGTGTTGTTCCTCTGCGCGGTCAGGGCTCAATCTCTCCGACTGTATTGCGACCGGGTGCTAAGTCGAAATCTGACCCTCTTGGTCAGCGCGGCTATGTTGGCTGGAAGGCATGGCATACCAGCGTCATCCTTAACCAGACATGGATGGCCCGACTCGAGGTAGGTGTTACCGACCTCTAAACCCTGAATAGTTAATGGGGCTTCGGCCCCTTTTCCATCAGGCAAATCAATACAGATAGGAGCGATTCATTATGAATCCAGATATTCAGGTAGGAACGGTAACGGGAACTGGGGCGGCCATCGATATAGAGCTGGGGTTTGTCCCGGACTATGTGAAGATCGTCAATATCACTGACGCCGATATCATGCACGAGTGGTTTGCGAGCATGGACGATGGCAAGGCTATCGCAACCGCCGCGGCTGTAGCCACGCTGGCAACCAACGGCATCACGCCGTACGCCGGTGTTCGCGGGTCTAACTCCAAGGGCTTTACTATCGGAACCACGATCAGTGAAAGCGCCAAGGTGTTGGCTTACGTCGCCATGCGTTCAGGTCCAGGCGCACAGTAAGGAATGAGGTAGGCGGGTTGCTGTAAGGCGCCCGCTGAACTCTCTCCAAGGAGAAGTAGACGATGAACCAGACCGAAAGACGACAGGCAGCGGTATCGGCGGGCAGGGGCAATCTTAACGATCTGACCCGATTGCTTGCTGAAGTTGCGCAGCCTACTGTCCCAGTGCCTGTGCCAAACGTGACCGTGGCGACTTTGCCAGCGGCCGCGGATTACACCGGCTGTATCTTGTTCTGTAGCAACGGAGTCGCGGGAAGCCCCGGCCTTGTTGTCAGTGACGGTACAAACTGGAAGATAGCTGACGGCAGTGCCAACGCGGCAGCGTCGTAAGCTGAAGCAGATAAGACGGCACGCGCCCTTTCGGGGGTGCGTGCTTATATTCAGGAGTACGACCCATGCTCAACGCAAACGAATTCTTCCCTGGCAACCTTGCAGCTGCCCTCGATGCCGCACCGACTGCCATAGCTAATGTTGTGACGATCACAGAGTCGCCCAACCGCCCTGTTCAATTGCTTATCAATGGTCGACAGATCACGCTTGCCACTGGCACGCCGATAGTCATTGCCACTGGGCTCTTACCCGATATCACTGCCGCGCTAGATAACGCTGGCGGTGTTGTTTACGAAGTGACTCAGGAGTAACCAGTCATGGCCCAAAAGAAAATTGCTATCGGTGACGCGAGTGTAAAGGAGCTGCTCGAATTCGCGCAGTCCAACCTTGGTATGACGTTCCCAGCCAACACGACGAAAGTTAAGGTGATGGCGCAGATCACTTCTGCGTGGGCAAAGGACTTCGTGCTTATCGAAGATCCTGAAGTGCCGCATGAACTGCCCCAGGGCAATGTGCCCCAGCCACTGACGGCAGAGCAAGCCGGCCCGGCTGACGGCAAGGTTCGCTTGATAATCAATGTTACGGAAGAGTCTGGAGGCGATGAGCCCGTGCCGGTCGGAGTAAATGGCAAGGTCATGCTCGTGCCTCGAGGAAAGGAGGTCGATGTGCCAATCGATTTCTTTGAGGTTCTCTGCCATGCGGTGAAGCATGTGTATACCCCTTTGCCAGATGGCGGCATTGATCCGGTCCCTCGCAAGGTTCGCCTGTACCCGATGCAGGTGCTGTCACAGCAGCCCGCATCAATCGTTATTGGGTAGATAGCTACTCGTGACATTCCTCGAGCTATGCCAGCAGGTCGCGCGCGAGAGCGGGACAATCTCAGGGGTTCTTCCTACGTCCGTGACGGGGCAGGAGGGCCGCCTGTTAAAGCTGGTTTCCTGGGTGCAGTCTGCTTGGCTTAATATCCAGAATGACCAGAACGCATGGAAGTGGATGCGCGGTGAGTACGATAGCGCGGCCTGTATCACGGCTATCGGCACCGGCCGCTACACAGCAGCCAGCTTTAACATCGATGCACGCTTTGCTCGATGGTTGGACCATGATGATTCGGTCACGATCTATAGCGACGCCCTTGGCGTATCTGACGAGGGGCCAATAGAGTGCATCAGCTGGAATGACTACCGTGTTCAATACGAGCGCGGAGCACAAGTAAACAACCGGCCTGTTCATTACTCGATCAGCCCGTATGGTGAAATATGCTTTGGCCCGATCCCTGACGCGGTGTATCGGGTCCGAGGCGAGTATTACAAGTCCCCCCAGGCTTTAACTGCAAACACAGATTTGCCTGAATTGCCCGCGCGCTTCCATGAACTGATTGCATGGTACGCCCTTCTCCTGCTCGCCGAGCATGATGAAGGCGAGTACACCACGCAGGTGGCAGGCCGCAGGTACGTGACGCTGAAAGGCGATCTCAAACGCGACCAGCTGCCCCGGATCGCAATAGGAGCCGATGCACTGGCTTAGCTAGGGGGGCAGTTGTGACACAGATACAAGCATTCCCCCTTCGCGGGGCACAAGACCTTATAACGCCGCCGATGAATATGCCGGCCGGCAAGGTTATTGCGGGACTGAACTACGAGCCTCACCCTCGCGGGTATCGCCGGATTGATGGCTATGAGATCCTCGACGGCCGCCCGCGCCCCTCCGAGCAATCCTACTGGTTACTTCCCTTCGACCAGGGGCAGACCGGCATCCTTGAAACTGAAGTTGTTACCGGCGCCACATCTGGCGCGACGGGCATTGCGCTGGTCGACGCTATCGTAGAGTCAGGAACCTACGGCGCGAACAATGCAGCCGGACACTTGGTGCTCGTTCAGGTCACGGGAACATTTGTCGATAACGAGGCGCTTCAGGTCTCTGCCGTCACGCACGTTACGGCGATGGGCGTTGCCTCCCAACGAGCTGCCTCCACTGACACCCTCGACAGTACCTACTACCAAGCAGCAATAGAGCTCGCCAGGGCTGCGATAGCGGCGCCTGCCGGGTCCGGCGCCGTTCGCGGTGTCTGGCTTTATGGCGGCGATGAGTATTGCTTCAGGGACAATGCCGGAGCAACGGCGTGCGTGATGTTCAAGGCCACCAGCGCCGGGTGGGCCGCGCAGGATTTGGGACAGCAAGTCTCGTTTGATGCCGGCACTGTCGTGCTCGCTGAAGGCGACACGCTTACGGGAGGCACATCGGGTGCTACCGGGACTATTGAGCGAGTAACTCTCGAGGATGGCGACTGGTCTACTAACGACGCTGTCGGACGGGTAATCCTGTCGGGGGTCACGGGCACCTTCTCGGATAACGAGACCATTACCGACGATGGGTCTGGCAGCGCGACAGCTAATGGCGTATCTGCCGCGATAGCACTGCCTGCCGGTGGTCGATACACCTTCGACAACAATAACTTCTTTGGCGCATCCGATCTCGAGCGCATGTACGGCGCCAATGGCGTTGGCCCAGGCTTTGAGTGGGACGGATCGGTGTTCGTGCCAATCAGCACAGGCATGGTTATTGATAAGCCGCTGTATGTGGCCGCGCATCGTAATCACCTTTTCTTTGCGTTCCCTGGCGGGTCGGTTCAGCACTCGAGCATTGGTAACCCGTATGCGTGGAGCGTCATCACTGGCGCGGCCGAGCTTGGCATCGGCTCAGACCCTACCGGGCTTTTGCCATCCGTTTCGGGCTCACTAGCCATCTTTGCCAGGAACAAAGTGTCAGTGCTGTTTGGCACGAGCGCCGCCGACTGGGAGCTGCGAACGCTGACCGACGATAGCGGGGCGGTTGCTTACACGGCGCAGATGATAGGAACGCCGATTTACCATGACAACGTGGGCTTGCGAGCGATGAGCACCACGCAGCAATTCGGTGATTTCCTGCTGGGCACCATTACCCAGATGGTCGAACCTATATTCCAGATCAAGCGAGCAGCTGGCGTCGTGCCAGTGGGCTCCATTCGCGTGCGAGACAAGGACCAATATCGGCTTTACTGGTCAGACGGCACGGGAATGACCGTGTACTTTGGCAAGAAAGACCCTGAGATCCTGTTCTTTGATCTTCAAATGACGCTCTCTTGCGTGGAGTCAGGCAAAGACGAGACCGGGGCCGAGCGATTGTTGGCGGGCCGGGACGATGGCACGGTCTACGAGCTTGACGCAGGAACCTCATTTAACGGCGCCTCTGTCACGGCGTACTTGAGACTCCCCTTCAATAATGTGGGCTCTCCCGCCCAGCTGAAGCGCTGGAACAAGGTGACGGTAGAAGTCGATAGCGGGCCGGACACAATCCTTGGATTGACCGTTGAGTTCGGATACGCCGACCCGGATCAGCCGCCTTCAGCGGAGCAGACCTTTATTGTTCGCGGATCTGGTGGGTTCTGGAATGAATTTCTATGGGATAACTTCTATTGGTCGTCGCCAGCTGAAGGGCAGGCGGAGGCGCACATCGACGGACTTGGACGGAACCTCTCCATAACGATCCTGTCCGATGGCATATATGAGCAGCCTCACACGATTCATGGTGTGGTGCTGCAGTTCAACTATCGCGGAGTTAAACGCTAATGGCTTTCACTTTCGATCCGCTGTCACGCAGCACCCTGGGCCGAGCGGAAGCCCTTAACGCCATCTTCCAGGCGATTAAGGACGAGCTCGACGGAACAGTAGATACGACTGAGATTAACGAGGGCCGAGCGACCTACTACGCGGATACCGGGGCGGCCGACGCCTATGTAGTGACATTTGATCCCGCCCTCACCAGCTACACGGAGGGATTATCGCTGGTGATGAAGGCGACGAACGCCAGCACCGGTGCGAGCACTATCAACATCAACTCCCTGGGCGTGAAGTCGATCAAGCGTTATGACGGTAGTGCGCTACAGGCGTCAGATATCGCTGCCGGCATGTTGGTATACCTTGCCTATGACGGAACGAACTTCCTGCTGGTCGGTGTTCATGGGGCGTCTGAGGTGGCGGCGTCTGCGAGTGCCGCCGCGGCATCTGCTTCAGAGTCGGCGGCATCGAGCTCTGCTTCCACAGCATCAGCTGCCGCATCAGCTACAGCGGGCTCCGTCGCAGCGGCGTCTGCGTCTGCGTCAGCCGCCAGCACGGCACAAACGAACGCCGAGACCGCTGAAACTAATGCTGAGACCGC